GCGTATAGCAGAAGCTCCAGCAATATCTCCACGGGCTTCTTTCTTGCGTATGGCCTCTCTAGCCTGCGCTAAAGTAGGCATCTAGCTACTCTTCTTCCAGTATTGCGGTGTCTATCTCCGACCCAAAACTAATGCCCGTGCCTAAACGAGCCGATTGTTCCTCTAAAATTGCTTGTGCCTCGGCAACACGCCGTCTCATTCCATCAATATCTTTTTGTAAATCTGCGGTGTCTGCAAGTAATTCTGCGTCAAGTTCTCTTCTGAGCCTATCAGCCTTTATTGCATCATCAGAGTCATCAGATGCTTCTAGTGTATCTAGCTCTGCGTATTTAGGACGTAATCGTAATTCAGCTTCTAATTCAGCTTTTATTTCTTGGGCTTGCAGTTGCTTACCAATAAGAGTGCTGATTATTCCTCTAGCGTTTTGACCAGTTATTTGCTCTCCAAGCAGTCGATTACGTTCCGCATCGCTGTATAGCTGGCGAACATTATTTTGCGCCTGTAAGCTAAGTTGAGCTTTCTGCATTATGCTTTGACGCTCATTCTTATCGGCGGTTTCTAAGAACGTGCGAGCGTTTTCTTTTTGCCTCATCGTATTAGCTTCAGACTGTTGGTAGGCATTTGCAGCATCAGCACCAAATTTACGATTAAGTTCTACAGTAGTAGTTTCAATACCTAAAACATCTTGATCTAACTGTCTACGGCGATCTGCTTCTTCACGTCGTAGCTGTCCACTACGTACACCTACACCAGTAATACCACCTCTACCACCAGCAGTAAGTAAATCTATAAGATTATCTCTACGTGATGGGGCGGTTTCATCGTAAGTTGCTTGCACGCGGGCCTGCATATCTTTAAGTCTTTGACGGCTTTCTTCAATTTGAGAAAGATCTTCTATTCTTTTTAATGCTCTGTCACCCGCTGCCTCTGGATCAGCGTCTAAATCTTTCCTTGCAGCACGACGTAAACCCTCATCTGCTTCATAAGTTTTCATACCATCTACGGTATTTTTCATTTCTTGTAGTAAAGCTAACCCTGCATTTGGTTGAGGTTTAGAAGGTGTAGCAGATGGAGTAGTTACTGGTAGTTCTGGGAAACCCTCTTCCCTTGCCGTATCTACTTCTGGTAGTCGTGATTTAGCATAGTCAGTGAGTTCAGCAGGCTCAAAAGATATACCTTCACCTTGCCCTCGTTGCGCTCTACGCATTCTACCTACCGAAGTTAGTGGCGTAGTATCATCGTCATCTAGAGGTCTACCAAGTGGATCTAACCCTTGTTCTGCCATAAGACGTTTAAATTCTTCTAATTTTACAACGGCGGGCGCGTTCATTCCTTCTACTTGCGTTTTCAAAAACTCAGCAAGCCTATTAGGTGGTAGATTTGGCCCTTGTGCACCCCCACCCTGTTGGAAAGAAACAATACCGCCGCCAGCTAACTGCACTGGACGTGCTTGGCTCATAACACCTTGTGCCTGCTGTGGCATCTGTTGTGGAGCACCCTGTGGCATACGTGGGCCACCTTGAGAGATGCCTTGTTGTGCACGATTTACAGTGTCCATTTCGCTTGGGCCTACGCCCATTTCTTTTGCAGCTTGTTGGCGGTACTCGCCCATAAGCCCCTGCTGCATTTGATCTTTGATCGTCGCAGGGTTGCCTTGCGCTTGCATGGCTTGGTTGCGCTTTACTGCATCAAGGTCTTTCTTGAGTTGCTGCATGGCAAGCAAATCGACCAGTTCTTTGGTCATGTTGGCACGTTTTTGCAACTCTTGAGGTCTGCCCATGTAAGCGTCTTTCGTGCGTTCGATTTGACTAAGAGGGTTGTCTAACATAATTAAGTACCGCGCAGTAGTGCGAGAAGCCCGCCTAAGCCACCAGATAAGTCTTGGAACCCTCCGGGTTCAACAAACTGACGAGATGTGGCAGTAATTGGCAGACCTTGTAGCATAGATTGCATAAACTGTAGCTGTTCGTATGGATACTGTTGTTCTTGTTGGTACTGTAAGTAGTCGGCTGTGATGCCTTCTTGCTCAATACCTCGTTGTTCTTGTCCAGCACCACGCATATCACGTAGTGCACTTAGGCCGTATCGACGGTCAGCTTCTTCTGCTGCGATCCTGCGGCGTTCTTGTTCGTTAAACTGCTCACGTTCTCGCTCTTGTCGTTCTATCTCTCGACGTTGCTCTTCGTTAAACTGTGTCCTACGACGTTCATCAAACTGAGAAAGACGATCACCTTCTATATTAAACTGCCCTCTACGAGCAGCTTCGTCAGCACGTAGGCCAGCTTGTTCTTTGTTAAACTGATCTAAGCCGACTTCAGCAATACGCTGACGCATGTCTTGTTCAGTATTGAATTGTTGTTGCGCTTGTGTAAAAGCATCGGAGTAACCCCTGCCGGTAATATCTGCAAGTTGTTGCCCTAAATTACGCCCGCCCTCTGCTTCCATAATAGCTTGACGAGATCCACCAAAAGCACCTGCACGGGACAATCGACCTGCATCTGCAATACGTTGCATTTCTGCTTGCCTAGAGGCTTCGCGCAGTTGTGGCTCTAATGCAGCTTGTAGGTAGGGGTTCATGTACTGTTGTGCAGCTTGCCCAGTAAAACTACCTGCTTGCATGCCAGATAAATCGGCAGAACCAGCGGTAAACCCCGGTGAGTATCCTTGACCCGCTGCATCACCAAAACCAAACGTACGACCAGCAGTAATACCACCACCGAAGGTATTTACGGCAGTAGGAAGATCAGCGTTTATTTGACTGTATTCTCTAAAAACCTGATCTTGTAAGCCGCTAGCACCAGCAGTGAGTGGGCCACCGTAGGCTTGGTAGGGCGTATCAGCAAGTGCTTGTGCTTTACCGAGCATCTCACCGACATATGGGCCAGCAAATTCGGACAGTCCTTGATTAGTTCCAGAAAGTTCCCCTACGGGGCTATTGGGGTCTACTACTGTTGCATTCATAGCTTACGACATCCTCTTAGATAACATCGCAAGCACTTGATCTGCGTCGATGTTTTTCTGTTGTTTTGGCGTGCCTGTGGCTTTCTTGCGTACTGTTGACATGAAATCGTCCAGTGCTGCGGCACCTGCATCAGAGTTACCATTGCCCAGTATGGCTACCAAATCGGCAGGCAACACATACTCACCGTGACTTAATCGTGCTTCTTGTACGCCATCTATATCGGCGGGTATAAGATCTGCTTGTCCGTCAGAAACACCCTCTAGGTAACCCCCGCCTTGTAGCACTGAACCGCCTTCCATAAACCCTGCTGCCTGTGCCTTGGCTTTAGCTTGAGCCTCTTCAACAGACATAGGCTGCTGCCCTTCAGGTTTCTTGGCGTACATAGTGTCAGAGAAATAGCGTCTGCCACCACTGCCGGGGCGACGGTCTGTATCGTCTCTACCTGTAACTTGTTCTCGTATTGCGGTGTATTCGGGAATGCTGCCTTGGTAGCCAACAGGTGCTATATCAGGATCGAATGCACCACGGTCTTTTAAGAAACTGGTTAGGGCTAGTGGGCCTAGTAGCTCAAGTAACCCGCCAGCACCGCCAGACCCCTGACTTTGTGGGAAAAACGAACTCACTAGATTTTGGAAAGCATTGGGTTTTTCCCCTTCAGAGCCTCCTTGTGCTGCCTCTAAGGCAGCTTTTAGCTTAGAAGTATCGCTAAAAACATCGTCACTGAAGCCGCCATCTGTACCAAAAATATTATCAAGAAAATCTAAGTTGAAGCCATCATCGTCAAACTTAGCGGAATAAGAGTCAGGATCAGTGAGAAAATCTAAATTAAGCCCTGTATCACTATAACTACCGCCCACATCGTCCATATAAGCATCGAAACTATAGTCGGGGTCTGTAGTAGCCCCTACGTCGGGTGTGCCGAGCGAACTCATAAACGCATCAATATCAAATTTGCTCATCACTTGCCTCCGACTATACGTAGCAGCTCGTCAAGATTACCATAAGAACTTCTGACCGCACCACCGTTTGCCATACCACCCGTGATATTGGCTAGGTATGCAGCTACAGGGTCTACCTCTCTCCCTCGCTGCTCACCAAGATCAAACAATTCAGCCCCACGCTCTTCGATAATGCCGGGGGTACGCACGATGGAAGGGGTGCGTGACGGTGTTTGTGTAGGTGTAGGTGTAGATACGCTAGGTCTAGGTAGATCAACCTTGGGTAGGTCAACATCGACACTAGGTGCAGCCTCTATAACGTCTTCTACTAACTCTTTTGCTGGTTGTAGAATTACGTCATCCACAGTAGAACCCGCCGCCTTAACTGCATCCTCTACAACAGGTGCGGCGTCTATGATTGGCTCTACTATAGGCTTAACAACATCTTCTATTGCTGAACCTGTGGCTTTAACTGCATCTTCTATGAGCGGTGCTTTGTCCACCACTGCACCTGCCACGTCTTCAATTACATCAACCACAGGCTCTGCTACATCACCTAATACCTCAACGGTGCCTTCTACAAAGCCCTTAACAGGTTGTAGGATCACATCGTCAAACATACTGCCGCTTTCTTTTATCGCATCGCCTATCTTTTTAATAAACTCAGGGGTACCTACGTTGTTTGGCGCTAGCGCACCGCCTTCCATGATGTACTCACCAAAACCTCTAGCTATAGCATCTCCAAAATCGGTGCCTTTTGTTAGCTCGATCTGAGTTTTAACAAGCCCTGCAACAGCATCGTTTTGGTTTATGTTGTACCCACCTAAGAACTTTTTATCTAGCCCCGCTTTGTCCATCGCTGCTTTAGTAATATCGGGGCCGAACGCAGAAACCGCAGCGCCTGCTATGTTTCCATCTACCGCAGCGTCTATAAATTTGGCTCCTTGCACTACCTTGCCGAACGTATCGGCAGTTTTTGCAGCGGCATTTGCGGCTTCTAATAGTGCGGGGTCTGGTAGTGCGGCACCCAAAGTAAACGCACTCTGCGCTGCTGCTTCTGATAGATTTGCTGCGTTTGCGATAAGTCCTTTCGCAAGCCCACCCGCGCCACCTGTTAAAGCAGACTTTAGGATGTCATTAGTATCACCACCTGTGATCGCTGTCCCTCCTGCGCTTGCTAGTGCACCACTTAATGCGGTAGCCGTAGCTCCTGTAGCTCCTGCCGCTCCAACAAGACTTGCCGCTGCTGGCCCTAATACGGCGGTAGCTAATAGTGCGGGCACCACCCTAATAACTTTCTCAAAGAAATTAGGCTTATCTACCTTAAACGTCCTAATCTCACCGTAGGTAAAGGGGTCATATAGGTACTCAGACCCATCACCGTCATATCTAAGAGGCGTTACGTCGTATTTAGCGTATAGAGCTTGCAGCATTGGGTCACGTTTGTGAGCCTCTTGTAGGGCGTCTTCATAACTAAAGCCCTCTACTATCTGCAAGTAAGGTAGTTGTTCAGATAAGATAGGCTCTACAAAAGAATTAAACTCTGCCAAACGCTGTGAAGATGAGCTTGTATGCGCTTTAAGGTTTCCCCCAAATCTACCTAGCTTTTGCTCTGTGGGTTCTATTTCGTACCCATAGTGGTCACTAAGAGCAGATGCAATATCAGATGATTTTTGTAAATCACCAACACTTGAATAAGCAGCTACAGCATCTTCTCGTGTAGCAGGAGATAGAAAGTCTTGTAGGTAATCGGGGGCTTTTACTTTGTCGAAGTATGTCCTTCTATCAACACGTACTTCGTCAGAAGGCATCTCGCCACCAGCGATAGTTGCTTCTCCACCTACAACATCAAAAGGAGAAAGAATCCCACTTTCGGTTCGTAAGATTTCTCTAAAACCTACATCGTAGAAACTGTCTACCCGATCAACGTTGTCAATCTCAAAGTAATCTGCACCCTCATTCAGTTTCTTTTTGTAGCTATCAACCGCGCCACCTAAAAGCCTATAGCCTTGGGATAAGTCGTTAACTACAGGCACAGTGGAATTACTGCGTTTAACATCCGCGTTAATTTCATCTATTCGTTTTTGTAGCGTAGGCGCTCTTTCCGGCGTAGTAGGTGTTACCGGCTTGGGCGCTACGACTGTAGGTTCGGGTATAAACTCACCGGCACTTACAGGCTGACCTACTCTGTTTGGTGGTGTTACTGGTGCAGGTTTAGGTGCAACACGTTTTTTAACAACCTGTGAATTTGTCTCAGGTATAAACTCGCCGCCGCTTACAGGTCTACCTACTCTGTTTGGTGGTGCAATAGGTGCAGTAGGTGTATACGAGGGCATCTCGCCACCAAACATAGTTGCTTCTCCACCTACAACATCAAAAGCAGACCCAAAATTTGGGCCTATAGAGGTGTAAGCCCTTCCAACAGGTACTACAGGTTGAGGCTTAGGCGTTGCACGACTAGCACGAGATGGTGTAGTTGGTGCGGAGGGGCGTCTTGTTACAGGTGTGGGTCTAGGAGCTACAGAAGCCGGGGCGGGTATACGCACAGGAGGTGCTACGCCAACAGGTGCGGGGAACCCTCCTAACCCAAACCGACCAAGATCTCCGGCAGTAGGAACCTTACTAGGATCAAAAAAACCACCTAGCCCAGAAAAATCTAGGTTACCTAAGTTAATTGGGCCGAAGTTACCTATCATTACGTAACCTCCAGTAAACTGGCTACAACGTGTAACCTGTTAGCGGTTGCGGCAGTGACTTTCAATATCTCCGACTCTTCTACCACTATAGGTGCAGTAAGCAGTTCTACTGTGGCGTTAGCGCCAACAGCCTTGACCTTAAATACACTGAACACCGCAGTAGCAGCATCGGTAAGCGTTACCGTTATAGTATCAGCGTTGCCAGAATCTTCTGACACGAGTATAGACTTAACAATCGCAGTCTTTGCTGTTGGGCATGTGTACAGCGTAGTTGCGTTAGTGGTAGTCAAATCTACCTTTGCGTTTTTGTATTGATTAGCCAAGGAACCACACCTGCGCTTGAGATTCAGTAGAAACGGCTGCTTCTTTTATGCTCTCATCTAGCTGATTAAAGTATATACGCAATACGTTATTAAACTGCTCAAACGACACCTGCGTGTATTCTTTTGGAGGTGTAGGTAGCCGAGGTGCTATGGAATTGTAAGTAGTCACTATCGCCTCCCATCAGGACGTATATCAAGTCTTGGTGCTCCAAGCTGCCACTGCACGCCTAGATCTGCTGACTGCACCTTTATAGATAGCTGCCTGCCTCGTACTCGCGTGTTTATCTGTGTGGTGTACTTTTCGACAGGTACTGTTGCAGATCTCACGACGGAGCCACTACTGCTTCCACCCTCTGATGCAGGGCTGTTGTATCCCGAACCTGAAGACTGTAGCGGTAGAAGTTCTAGCGTAGCTGTAGGGCTGTCCGCAGTAGATCCATCAAACGTCAAGTCAGGTAGCACTCGGCGTATAAACGAGAACCTGTCACCATCGTCTATATCGAACTCACCAGAGGTTATAAATGCAGTAATAGCTGCTCTTGTGCCGCTTTCGTTGTCGTCTACACCGTCTTCATGTGTGACTAAGTTGTTGCTGTATGTAGCTGCAACAGGGAACTGCCTAATACCTGTATCAAGCCACGCAGAACGAGCCAAACTGCCAAAATACCAAATACCTTGTGCATGGTTGTACACAACATACTTGTCTACAGTGGTTGAACTAGCTGACGGATAAAACCACCAAACTTCGTCAAACCCTTCGTTTGTACCCGCAAATACCTGTTCTATCTGTTCGTAGTTTATATCGTTAAATACATGACGTTTTAGATCACATGGTAAGTTTTTGACGGTGCCGTCGTATACGTAGAAGGAATCAAGCCCCATCCAGTAAGTGACTCCATCCGAGAAAGAAGCAGCGTTTTGAGAAGCTATAGATACGTTATCTGCAAGAAGCTGAGACCCCCACACAATCGTACCGCCTAGATACTGCAATGCGTACAGCGCAGAGTTTGTCCACACCAGTATTTCTTGGCGGGACTGCAACGCACCTATTATTTCAGAACCTTTAGACAGACGCAGATCACCCGCTTGGTTAGTAGCACTAGGAGTCCAGTTAGTAACGTCTTCTTGGTCTGACCATCGAATAAGCATGGGGTCTTGTACCGCAGAACCTAGCGTATTGGCTCCAAAACAGAACACAAAACGACTTACATCGGATACAAGTATAAAGTTTTGTTTTGTTGGCGTATTAGAAGCGCCCGATAGAGAAGATAGCTCTACTGCGCGGGTCTCAAGACCTCCAGAAGCATCCCAGTAGTAGATACTGTCACCACGAGGGCCAAATACTAAATCTTCGCCGAAATTAGACTGGCTAAACAAACGCAAAGAGTCTGTAGAAGTAGATCCATTACCCCATGTACCTTCATTCCACCCACCAGCACCCCAACCAACTAAAGGCACAACAAACTCTGGGCCAATGTTTATCTGGTATTTTGCCGTTACAGAACCCCCACCAGTGGCAGATGATGAAGCTGCGCTGCTTGATTCTATGGTGTAGGTGTTGCCGGTAGAGTACGTTATCTGAAACTCTCCGTTTAGGGTCAGCCCACCCGCAGCAGAAGCTCCGCTAAACGTGACAAAATCACCGTTTATGTAGCCTCCATTGGCATCTGTAACAGTGACAGTGGTAGAGCCAGAAACAGTCGTAAAAGGATTAGTAAGAGACACACCAGACGGCGTACGTTCAGGCGTCACATCAAAGTATTCTCCACCCTTTTCTACGTAAAACTTGAGGTTAGTGCCGACACCAAGGAGATTTTGACCTTCTAACGTAACCCAATTGAATAGAGAACGTGCAACACCAAGGAACGTATTACCAGATATTTGCTGCCATCCACCTATTTTTTCGGGGTACCCAGCACGAAAACGTACTTTATCGCAGTCAGCCCAGCCTTCTTCATCTACATAACGTGTAACTTCTTTGTTCACACCGGGGCGTAGGGTTAACTTACGTAGTGGCATTACTGGTACTCACCGTCGCGGATCATTTCGGTTACACGAAGCGCCCTCGTCCCAACTTGCTTCGCCCATTTGCTATCCATGAATTCGTCCGCCGCAATATCGAACTGCTCGCGTGACATGGCCTCTAAAGCGTTCACAAAGCCACGCAATCTAGTCAGACCAAGGTTGAAGCACATGTCGATCATGGCATCTTGCCGCGCTTCGTTAATGCCATTAAACCAGAAATATGTGTCTGCAAGCTCGCTTTTTACTCGCGCTATGTCATTTGCCAACAAGTATTCGATTTCATCATCAGACAACCCAAGGCCAGACTCTGAGACGTTTCTGCCAACACCTATGGTTTCAAACCCCTGACTGCATTTATAGACTTTAGACTTGACGCCTTCATGGCGCTTTATCATTTCGACTAGCTTGCTCATCACCTCTCCCGTGCTACGGAATTGACCTTCTCGTAGCTTCTCATTGCGCCCAATCCGAGCATACCCATCATAACGGGCACAAGAAGCGTTGTATCTACCTCTGGCACATCTACCCAGATGCTGATTATGTTGGCGATGATGGTGTTGTAGAGCAGGCCCAACGCACAGATCCAGCCAATAGCAGGTCGCCACCCCGCTACAAATAACGACTTATGTGCAGCTTCCATCTTATTGATTTCAAGCTGGCCCTTGAGTGCTTCCTGCGCGTGGCGCTCTGACATAGTTGCGATCTCGTGTGCCAGCGCATTCTTCTGATCTTTGTCTTCGATGAACTTATCTAACAGCCCTGTAACCGGCTCAATCAGTTGTCCGACTAAACTCATAATCTATTTCCTATTTGACCAAGCCTGCGCCCCAAAAAACGCAGCCAGTATACCTGCAACGGATACAAAGTAGACCGCAGCCATATCGCCCAGAATAGATGCTGCTTGATTCAGCCCAAAAAGCTCTGATGCCACGACCAAGCTGGGATATAACAGCATCCCCCATAAGGCAAACCAACTCATAGCACGTTGAGCATCGGCTCGTTCATGCCGTAACCGCAGCTCCTGCAACTCCTTGCTAGTTTGTAGCTCTTCGTCGGTGACTACACCATCCCCATCCGCATCGTATTCGGCGTATTCAGAGCCTTCTTGTAACTTCTTAGCTGCCATTAGTCGTATGTCTTTGTGTTTTGATTGATACGCTTAGGTATACAGTAGGCGCTGATATTGGTTTGTCGCTGTACTCTGCGGTCTTTGACCAGATCTACCTTGCCCGACTCGACCCACTGTGCAAACTGATTGCACCGTTGAATATTGCGAAAATAGAACTGATCGGCAATCGGCTCACCTTCAACAAGCACTACTAGCAGGAACGCCATTATCATCCGTATAGTCTCAATATGATTGCAAAACCCCCGGCGATTATCGCTCCACCAATAATCAAAGTGGTGCCTCCCACTAAAAACTGATTAATAAGATGTTCGCGCTCTTTCCGCTTACGAACAAGCATTTGTGCGTGCGCTCTTCGGTCATGCTCTTGCTGCCTAATGGCATTGTCATAATCCTCTAACAGCTTAGGGTCTGCGACGAGTAACAAATCCCTAAGATCTTTTTGGTATCGCTCCTGCGACCTACGCAACATCTGTAGCTTCAAGATGTCGTGTTTTGATAACGGGCTAAACGTCGAAGCCTTACGGTCTATCTCAAACGTGTTAAGAGCTTCACCGAAGTCCGATACCAAGGACATCGCCTGCTGGACGTTAGCCTTGCCCTCATTCACATTTTGAATGACCGAATTGATCTGCTGGAGCAACATGCCAGCGGCTGCAACAGACTCAATAATCATGGCTTACCCCATAAAGAACTGCGGCAAAGCCGCTGCGGCAATTAACGCATACAACCCGTAGATAAGATGTTCTAGGTGCTTAAACTTGTCAGAACCTTCTGCAAGGCGCTCTTCAATACGCTGGTAGCGCAAGGCACACTCCCGCTCATGAGCGTTCACTTCGTTTAGTGCTTTTTCGCCTGCGTCACTCACTTCTTCTTCTTCTTTTTCGCCAAAGTCTTTTCAATTCGATCTGCTTGACCGGCGTGAAGTTTGGAAGCCCCGCGAAGTTCTTTTATCAGCTTCCTTTTTTGTACATCACTGAGTTCAGCCATTGTTAGCTCCTAAACGCTTATGTTGACTCGTTGGGTAGGCGCTAATGGTTGCGCTTCTACCTTGTTACCTTCTTTGGTGTACATAGTCGGTATGATCGTTTCCACCGCCTCTCGCACAGTCTCGCCTTCAGCGCCTGTTCTTAACCGCTCTTGTTTCTGTACGGCTATTTGCTTCCAACTAATCTGAGCAGTATCACTAATGCTTATGTCCATTTTGCTCGTCCCTCTACAGGAAAACAATTGATATTGGCGGCTACTGTCCTTCGCTCGCCTTCCCCCTGAAACGGATACACCATATGCTGCATCCACGATGGAAACATATATAAGCCGTCCCACCTGCGGCCTGACTACGACATTCTGCGTAGGCTTGAGCCGTTCTCTATCCCATGTGCTGCTCTGTCCGTAGTTGAAGCACAAACAGCCATCTGACTCACCAGAGGCGTTATACAGCCCGTACTCTTGTGATCCCGGCCTTGGCCCCTGCACTATCTGTGGCGGCACTCTCGTCCATGTCGTACAGCTAATACCCATCACCGTCTTCGTACCGTGGTCATGTATCGGGTTGTAATCGCCCTCGTAGCTGTGGACTGACCATAGCTCATCCATCTCGACTGTTTCTGTTACCGTCCAGCGACCTGACCAGATTGGGCCATGAAACTGGTTGATATACGTCACGCCCATCTCGCACAAGAACCTAGAAAACGGTGCCAGCCTTGGATCTTCGTGATCCATTACTAGCTGCTCACCTGTCTTGATCTGACCAACCAGCGTATGCGCTGCGCTGACCTTATCGTCTTGTGTAACTAGCTCATCTAAGTAGTCGTTACAGGACTCGACAAACTCTGTCGGGATGTCCAACTCCATCAGAAACACTGACGGCAGTGGGTGCATCTGAAACTGTATTTCAGCCATTTACGACTTCTTCAGTCTCTTCCTCGCCTTCTTCGTCCTCTTCTGGCTCAACGAGTTGCGCGTCAGCTTGTACCTTAATCTTCATCATCAAAGGCCAAGTGCCTGACTTACTTGGCATATCGCCAAGGATCGCTAGGATTGCGTTGATCTCGTTTTCTTCTAGGCTAATTTGCACGGTCTATTTTTCCTTATGGTGTATAGGCTTTGGCTGCTGTTACAGCACTAGTCTATAGCAGGTAAAGTCCTCTGACCCCCAATCGCCTAGCGCCTTGCCATACTCTAGATACCCAGCACTGCGTAAAACACGCTCTTGCTTTTCAGCACTTCGTGAGATCGTTGCCAAACTCGTTGTTTGCATCTAGCACGCTGGTAATGACATTAGCGCCATCTAGCATCGCTTGATACATCTTGGCTTTTTCTTCGTCGGTACGGGCTACTGCTTCTTCAGACATGATGTCCTCCTTATGATTCCAGCGCGGCGACACGCGCTGTAAGTGCTGTGATGATTGCATCTTGGTCTTGGATTGCTTTGACTAAGATAGGTACGAACTTTTCGTACTGAAGGCCCATCTGCTTACCATCTTCAGAACAGCTAGATACTAGATTGGTCTTGTTGTCTTTGTTGTACCCTGCGGCAATTTCTAAGGCTTCTACTTCTTGAGCTTTAAAACCTATGTCTAGCCAGTCTTCTTTGTGAGTGCCATCTGGAGTTTGTGCTGAAAGATCATAGTCAGCGGCAGTGTTGTCACCATATTTTGAGCGTTTATCCCACTTGTAGGTGAAAGGCGATAAAGACTTAACAAAATCTAAACCGAGGTCTAAAGGCGTGAAGTCTGTTTTGTCTCTTGCATCAGAAGCTATTGTTAACGATATTTGAATGTGCGCTGCCGTATGGTCTGCATTGCCTATCCCAATTATGTTACTGCCTGTTGTGACATTTCCTCCCGGCCTACCTGTCAGCAAAGCTCCATAGCCGATAGCCATGTTATTGTTTCCAGACGTAATCGAATTACCCGCAACCGTTCCGATACATTGATTGTAACTAGCGCCTTGCGTTGCGCTGCCTAAAGCTGCGTACCCTAGAGCCGTATTTTGTATGCCGTCCGTAAAAGTTTGACCAGTATTATTGCCGATGAGCGTGTTAGCGGTTCCCGTGGTTACATTTAAACCAGCAAAATAACCAACGGCGGTATTGTTGCTGTCAGTTGCTGATGTAAAGTTTTGATTAGCTAACGCACTAGCGCCAATAGCTGTTGTATTACTGCCTAAAGTATCTGCGGTTAAAGCAAATATTCCTAAAGCTGTATTGTCATCAGCATCCGTAAGAGCATCGCCAGCTTGGCCACCCACTATGGTGTTACGGATTCCCGTGGTGACTGACAGACCTGCATTTGAGCCTACGGCGGTGTTGTTACCTGACCCAGATCCTATGTTTTGAGCCTTTAAAGCTTGAAAACCTACTGCTACATTTACCTCGGCCTCCTGTTTCCCCGCTCAATGCCTCATACCCAACGGCAGTGTTAGCATCTGCGGTAGTAATCGCATCTCCAGCAAGACCGCCAACGAGGGTTGTACGATCTCCCGTGGTGACTGCATCTCCAGCAGCGTATCCAATAGCCACGTTGTATGCGTTTGTCGCAGTAGTGAAGTTTTGATTTTGAAGTGCAGACCTGCCTAAAGCTGTTGATCGACTTCCTAGAGTATCTGCCGTGAGAGCGTTGTAGCCCAAGGCAACATTGTCTGAGCCTGTTGTGAAAGCATCCCCTGCAAGGCCGCCAAGGAGAGTGTTTTTGGTTCCCGTGGTGATTTGCGTACCAGCATCGTCGCCTACAGCCACGTTGTAAGTATCCGTAGCCGTAGTGAAGTTTTGTCGCCGCAAAGCGTTATTACCCACAGCAACTGAGTGACTTCCTAATGTGTCAGCAGAAAGCGTGAGATTGCCCACGGCTACGTTTTGGTCTGCGTCAGTTAAAGCATCACCAGAATTACCACCGATTAGGACATTCTTGACAC